GACATGCTTCGTAACAAAATGACTGTTATGGATTTGGGCGCAACAATGCTTACAGGTCTTAGCGGAAATGTTGCAATTCCACGTCAAACTGGTGGAAGCACTGCATACTGGGTCGCTGAAAGCGGAGCAGTCACGGAAAGTGCAGCAGCGTTTGACCAAATAGCAATGTCACCAAAAACAGTTGGTGCTTTTTCTGACTTGTCAAGAAAATTGTTACTTCAATCTTCAATGGATATTGAAGCATTTGTGCGTAACGACTTGGCAACTACGTTAGCGATTGAAGTTGACCGTGCTGCTATACATGGTAGTGCATCAAGCAATCAGCCGCGCGGAATTCTGGCGACCAGTGGAATTGGTTCGGTTGTCGGAGGAACAAATGGAGTCGCTCCAACTTACGCTCACATCGTAGGCCTGGAAACTCAAGTGGCTCAAGATAATGCTGCTGAAGGCGCGCTTAACTACCTAACGAACTCTAAAGTTCGCGGCAAGTTATTGCAAACTGAAAAAGCATCTGATACGGCTCAATTTGTTTGGGCTGATAACAATAGTATGCGCGGTTATAACGCTGCGGTTTCAAACCAAGTATCTTCAACGTTAACTAAAGGTAACCAGTCGCTATCTAGTGCAATTATCTTTGGTAACTGGAATGACCTACTGATTGGAATGTGGGGCGGTCTTGATATTGCAGTTGATACTTCAACTGGCTCTTCATCTGGCACGGTGAGAGTCGTTGCTCTTCAAGATGTTGATATTGCGGTTCGTCATGCACAGTCGTTCGCGGCTATGTTAGATGCTAATGCAGCATAAATTAACTGCTTAATATAAGCGTTAATACTTTGGCGCTGGGTTAAGTTCTCCTTACCTGGCGTCAATTTTAAAGGAGTGGTAAATAAATGAAAATTAAATTAAATATTGCAGTTGGAATTAAAGGCAAATCACACGCTAAAGGTTCAATTGTTGATGTGTCAGATGATTTTGGAGCAGCTTTAATACTAAGCAATCGCGGTTCAAAAGCTACTGAAACTAAGGCAAAGGCTGCAAAAAAGTAATGTTTAAAGAAAATTTTAATGAATTTTTTGACAGTGATGAGATGGCTGATGATGCACGTATTGGGTCAGCCCTCGTTACTGGCATTTTTGAATCTCAATTTGTTGAAGTTAATGGTATTGAAGGCGTAAGGCCGGTCTTTACTTGTGCTGCAAAAGATGTTGTTAATTTAGGCCATGAAAAAACCTTAGTTATTAATGACAATAAATACAAGGTTGCCGGGGTGCAGCCAGATGGTACTGGCTTAACCAGTTTAATTTTAGAAAAACAATAATGGCACACGCTAGAAAACAAATTAGAGACCAATTAATAACCACTTTAACTGGGTTAATGACTACTGGCACTAATGTTTTCAACTCGCGTGTATATAACCATGATGTACTGCCTTGCATTTCCGTTTATACATTAAGCGAAGAGTTAGCAGAGGAAAGCAGCCTTAAACAGTTTAGGGTGCTAAATGTAATGGTAGAAGTGCGTGCTAAAGCCGCCGACAGTTTAGAAGATACTTTGGATCAAATTGGTGTCGAAGTAGAAAATGCAATTTTCAATAATGGCGATACAACGCTAAGTGGAAAGTGTAAGGACTTTGATTATGAAGGTTTAGATATTGAACTTTCTAATGAGGCAGAGCAGCCTTTTGGATTAATGACGATGCGTTTTGTAGCGCTATATCGCGTTAGTAAAGAAGCAACTGAAACGTTAATTACATAGGAGCAGAGAATGCCAACGATGTATAAGAAAGGATTTGATCCGATTGGGGTGCAAAAAGGCCAAGTCGGTAACGCAGAAATGAGAGGGTGGTCGCTTGATGAAAAGGACGCAAAAAAAGAAACTACTACTAAACCTAAAAAAGAAAAGGAGTTATAAATGGCAACACATAATGGCAGCGAAGGTATTGTACATATAGGCACAGCACTTTTGGGCGAGTTAAAATCATGGTCGTTTACTGAAAACGCAACTATGATTGATACCACTGTTTTATCTAGTGCAGCACAAACATTTTCAGCAGGAACGACAAGCTTCTCTGGAAATGCAGAATGTTTTTTAGATGAAAACGATGGCGCGCAAACAGCACTAACAGTTGGTTCATCTTTAGTGGTTAAATTTTATTTTGAAGGAGCTGCCTCGGGCGATAAATTTTATAGCGGTACTTGCTTAGTTGAATCAGTTGATAGAAGCGCAGCAATGGATGATATTGTCGGCGTAAGTTTTTCATTTAGAGGCACTGGTGCATTATCACTAGCGACTGTTTAATATGGGTATCAAGGAGAACGCCAAGCTACAATTTTCGGATAAATTATCGGGTGCTTTAAACTCGATTGATGTACCGGAATGGGGCGATACAATATATTACAAAAACGCTATTAATGGCAAAAAACAAGGACAGATAATGAGCCTTTACGATAAGGGCAAAATTATTGAAAGTGTTTGTATGTCACTAATAATGAGGGCGCTAAATAAAGATGGCGAGGCAATATGGCGGCCAGGTGAGTTAACAGAGTTGATGCGGGAGTATGACGTTGAGGTTATTTCCCGTGTGGTTGAGGTCATTGCAGATAACGAAGCAACGGTTGAAGAAGCAAAAAAGCTATAAAGCAAGACCATGATTTACACTTTTGCTTGCAACTGGGTGAGGTTTTACATAAGACGTTAGATGAGATACGGGAGTTGTCTACAGTTGAGTTAGTTACTTGGGCGGCATATTTTCAAATGAAGAAGGATAGTAAAGATGGCTAGTGCAACAGCTAAGTACATTATAAGGCTAGAGGATAAAACCAAACGCGCTTTTAAAGCCATTGGTCGTAGCCTTAAAAAAGTAACGAAAGCTATTTTTTCAATGAAAACTGGCTTAATTTCTGCCGCTGGTATTGCCGGTCTTGGTTTCTTAATTAAACGCTCAATGGATGCCACTGATGAGATGGCTAAAATGTCCCGTGCTGTTGGTGTTAGTGTTGAAGAACTCCAGGGGTTAAGACACGCTGCTGCACTAGGCGGTTTAGCTTCTACGCAGTTGGATAAAGCAGTACAAAAATTGGCTATTAATATGGCTGATATGTCGCGTGGTGTTGGTCTTGCTAAAGATGTTTTTGAGAAACACAATATAAGCGTTACTAAAACAGATGGTAGTTTACGTAGTGTTATGGATGTTATGGGTGATGTTGCTGATGTCACTGCTGGTATGACTAACGAAACTGAGAAGGCTGATTTAGCTTACAAGCTGTTTGGTGCTAGGGGCGCTAAGATGATTAATATGCTTAATGGCGGCAGTGATGCTATGCACACGGCAATGAAAGAGGCTGAATCATTAGGTATTGTTATGAGCAAAGATACTGCTGAAGGGGTTGAAAAAGCTAACGATGCAATTACTAGATTAAAAAGTTTTTTAGGGGCATCGTTTACAAGAATGGTTGCTGAACTAGCGCCAGCAATTGAAAAAATAACGGATGGCATACGCGCTTGGGTTACTATGAAAGTTGATAAAGCCGGCGGTATTGGCATGATTGCAAAGCAAATGGCAAGTTCAATTTTACAAGCTACTGATAAAATTTTAATGGGTATAGAAATGATGGGCAATGGCATGATTAAGTTTGCCAATACTGCTATTGCCCTTAAAAATTTCTCAACACCCTTGCACAATATTAAAGCTGATATGGAGGCACTTGAAAAACAGATGCATTTTATTAGCACTAAGGAAGGCATGGCAACACTGGCGCAAGGTGCAACGTCACACGCTAGTATGATGGCGCATCTTGTTGGTAGATATGAAGATTTAGAAGCACAATTAAATGATACAGATGACGGTCAAATTCGTTACACAGTTAGCCTAAAAAAACAGCGCGATGCAATTTATGATTTAATTAGAAATCTTACTGTTAGTGATGGCATCCACAATGATTTAGGTGGCACACTTAAAAAAGAAACTGAAGTGGTTGATGGTGTTACTAAATCTTATAGAGATTTAAACGATACTTTAGGTGCATTAATACCTAACTATGAATTAGTTGGTAGGCACATGGACAAAAATAACGCTCTTGCTGATGATGGCACAGGTATTTGGTCAAAAATGAAAGATGGCTTTGAGGCATATTTTGATAGTGTTTCCAAAGGTACATTGTCAATAGCAAGTATTACCCAGGGTGTTATGACAACAGCAGAAGATGCTATTGTTAATATGATGATGGGGGTTAAAACTAATTGGAAATCATTATTTAAAGCTATATTGGCTGATATTATTAGGCTGCAAGTGCGTAAAGCAGCAGTGTCAATTCTTGGCGGTATTTTTGGCTTTGCAAACGGTGGCCGTCCGCCAACTAACCGGCCATCAATAGTTGGTGAAAAAGGCGCAGAGTTATTTGTACCGGACAGCGCTGGTACGATTGTGCCAAATAATCAGCTTGGCGGTGGCGGTAATACTACTGCTGAAATTAATTTTAACGTCCAGGCTATTGATGCCAGTTCATTTAATAGCTTTTTAGTTAGTAACCGCGACACGATTGAGTCAATTATTAACAACTCAATTACCACCAACGGCACAGTGCGCCGCACCATACAAATGGCTGGCTAATGAATAATATAACCTCAACCATCATGGCCAACCACTACAACATTAAAGTTGAAGAGTGGAATAAGTATGGCAATGCTTTGGAGTACAACAACGGCAATAATCAAAGGATTGTGCGTAACAGCGTACCGGCTATTGAAATGGATATTGCTTATAAAGGTTTAACCAAAGCGCAGTTTGATGCTTTAGTCACTGTTTACCAGGCTAACCATGCCAATACAGTTATTATTGATGCGGATGATATTCACGATATAAGAGATACAGCAATACATTTAAACGCTTCAGTATGGGCATTTAAAGAGTTCAAATTTAACGTGGTTGCCCCGGCAGTTTATAGCGGTCATATAAAAATGATTACCTCGGTTTTTTTTAACTACACAGCGTATCAAAACCAATTTTCGCAATCCTCAAGTTACTCCCCAGTTACTTCCTCAGATACTTCATTTACAACGGTTTTAAATACCGCGCAGCCAAATAAGGTTGAGTATGAATATTTAAACAATTCCAGCGCTTCTAGTCTTGGCCATTCTGCCAGGCATATTGAAGATAAAGGCGGGCTTAGAAAGATGTGGCAATTAAGCTGGCATTTAAGCGAAACTAATTTTTTAACCCTACTGACTTACTACCGTAAAAAAGGTGGCATTATGGGGCAATTTGGGATGCCACCAGAAGGTGCTAATGGTATGGGTAGTGGCACTAAAACCAACGCAGCTTTTATGGAAGATAGTTTTAAGTTTGAAAGAATGCTTGATAGCCGTTATGTGTGCAAAGCAAAAATAGTGGAGTTGCTGTGAGTAAGACTGTCAGCACTAATGTACGCAACGATGATGCGATGGGCATGATACATTTGTTTGAGTTTGATATGTATTTGCTAAATGGTAACTTTTCAGAAACGCTGCGCTTTACTGACCATGATGTGTTTGTGTATGACGGTAGCAATGAATACACGCCGCTATCAATTACGTTTGATCGTTTAAGCGAAGATTTTACAATGGCCAGTGATACCATTAACGTAACTATTGACAACGTTAATGAAGCCTTATCAAACGTAGCACTTGCAAAAGAGTGGCGTAATAACCGCGCAAAAATTGTGCGCGTATTAATTACCCCACCGGCTGAAACTATTGGCGGGGTAACTTATGAATTTGGTATGAGTGAAAACTCATCAGCTGCTTACCCGCGCCTTGAAATTGCAAGCCTTACAAAAGATGTCTATGTTTTATTTGAAGGCGTAATAGATACCTTTAGCGCCTCCACGCAGATTTTTACAGTATCGCTAACTACCAAGTTTACCTTCTGGCAAAAAGCATTTCCAACACGAACTTATAACCAGACTGAGTTTCCGACAATCGTTGCAGCAATGACTGATGGCGTTTACTGGGGCAGACAAAAAACTACTTAATTATGAAAAATTGTTTTACAGAGGCCATAGCTTACTTAAATAAAAAATACGAACTACCAGAAGGTTGGGGCAAGTGGAAAACCTTAGACCGTGATGTTTTTGTCAAAAACCAAAACAAATTTTTAGCGCGTCAAGACCACGTTAAGTTTTTTGCTAGTTTTTGCCAAAAAGTGACCAACGCCCAGGCAGACGATGTAGTGCTATGGAAAAGCGGCGTAGGCATTTGCATAAACCAGTTTTGTTATTGGACGTTTGACCATGAAGAGAGCGCTGTTGTAACGCGCAAAATTGATAAAGACTGCACGTTAATGAGGCTTAAGAATGTCTAATGTCGTTAAAGCAGTCATAGGGGTTGCAGCTATTGTCTTTGCGCCAATGCTAGCGCCGGCATTACTTGGTGGTTTAGGCGTTGCAGCAACGGCAGTAACGCTTGGCGTAGCAACGTTAGGAATTACAATGGTTGGGGCATCATTAGTTGGCAGTTCTGCTGGCGGCTCAATGTCTAGCGCAGTAGACCAGAGCGGTGTTGATGGTTATGCCGGTGCAAAACTACAAACTTCAAAGTCTAATTTAACGCCAGTGCCAGTGTTATACGGCGAACATAAAATTGGTGGCAACATCATTTTTGAACATACCAATGCTGGTACAAATTCAAACAGTGATGAGCATGGTTACAACCGTGATTATTGGGCGGTAATGGTTTTATGTGACCATCAAATAAACGCACTTCCAGCGATGTTTGCTGGTGAAACTACAATGAGTGGTCTTGGAAATCTTAATAATAATGGCGCTAGATGGGAAACAAAATATGTTCACATTAAATACCATGAATATTCAACCAGCGCACGTAATGTCCAAGATAGTAATTTTTTTGTTATTAATGATTCTGGCGCTTATAGCGGTAGTAATGCGCCAAGTTTGCCCTCAACTGTAATACCAGCTAATGTAGCATTCTTAGCAGTCCATCAAGTGTTTGATGGCGAAGAAACTAAGAATACAGCGCTTGAGCCAATAACAGTAAAATTACAAGGCAAAAAAATTAGAACCATTACTAACGCCACTACTATTGCTTCATCGTTAACGTATACAATTAACCCCGCTGAAATATTACTGGACTTGCTTGGAACTGGTTTAAATATTCCCGACTCAGACATTGATATTGCATCGTTTTACGCCGCAAAAGTGGCGGCCAATGCTGCTGGCTTTACCTGTCATATTGCGCTTATACAGCAAGCTAATATTCAGTCAATCATTGCAGACGTTTTATCAACCTGTAGAGGCAAAATTTTTCACAGTGAAAGCAAGTGGAAATTTAAGATTGATACAAAATCACAAAGCGTTGCTGATGCTTTAACTAGTGATGATGTCATGAGTAACA